GATTGGGTTAAGCCGCCAAACTCACAAGAAACAATCGACAGAAAAGGTTTTAACAAACCATTGATTGATACAGGCCACATGCTAAACAGCGTCGATTATGATTATGGTAAAAAAGAATGAACCTACACCAAATCGCTAGCGGTGCAATCAGTGCGGTCAATCCCTTTGTTGATATGGTTTTTTCTATTAGCTCAGGTTTTACACAGAGCGCGGATTATAAACGAGTCCCGACATTTACAACCGTAACAAAAAGCGGTCAATTCCAAAATCTAAGCGCGAAAGAGTTAGAACAGTTAAACGGCTTGAATCTTGAGGGTGACTTAGGCGCAATTTATGTAAACGGCGAATTTGATGGGGTTGTACGCGGATTAGGCAAAGGTGGCGATAAAGTCACATTTAACGGTAAAACATGGCTAGTCGTTCAGGTTTTAGAACAATGGCCTGATTGGTGCAAAATTGCTATTTGTTATAATCAGGGGCGCACATGATACCTAGCATTACGCAATCAGATGTTTTGAAAGCCGTTGGTGATTTTTTGGTAACTGTTTTGCCCAGTGGATTTTCTGTTATTCAAGCATTAGATAATTTAGTTGCACCACCCGTTACTAATTATGCAGCCATGCAAATAGTCACACAATCACGATTAGCCACAAACATACAAACAGACACGCTAGACCTAATAGACGGCGATTACTCACAAATTACCCAAAAAACAGAAATATCAATACAGGTTGATATTTATAGCGAAACCGCATCAAATCAAGCAAGTGTTATAAGCACCCTATTTCGTGATGCTTTTGCTTATGATTCTTTTCCTGAAAACATAAAACCTTTATATTGTGACGACCCAAAGCAAATTGTTTTTGTCAATGATGCGATGCAGTACGAAAAAAGGTTTATGATTATGCTTTATTTGCAGTATGACCCGACAGTCACGGTCAGTACACAATTAGCGGTAGAGTTAAATCCCCCTACCATTTACACAGTTATCGAGGGTGTTTTATGACTTCAATTCCTATCAGTACCATTATCCAAGTTAATCCCGATGTGGTCGGGACGGGCGGCAATCCTTTAGCTTTAAATTTAGTATTGATTACTAAAAACGATGCTGTACCCGCTCAAAATTTACTACAGTTTAACTCAGCCAATGCGGTTGGCGATTATTTTGGCTCTAGTGATACGATTGCACAAATGGCCGATATTTATTTTAAAGGCTATGACGGTGCAACACAGTTACCTAGTACATTATACGTTGCTCATTATGCCGACACGAACGATAACGGGCGTATCTTCGGTGGGTCTTTGGCCAATGTTGATTTAGACACGCTTAAAACTTATACAGGTACTTTAATAGTCACGATTGCGGGTGTTGCCAATACATCTAGCTCTATCAATTTAAGCACCGCGACAAGTTTTAGCAATGCCGCTACCATTATTACAGCCGCTTTTACTTCACCCGATTTTGCCGTGACTTATGATTCACAGCGTCAGCGTTTTGTTGTGACAAGCACAAGCGCGGGTGTTAGTAAGACGGTGATTTATGCTACAGGTACAATCGCGGCAAGCCTTAAATTGACTCAAGCGACAGGTGCAATTTTAAGTCAAGGTATTGATGCAGAAACGCCAAGTGATGTATTAGACCGCGTTTTAAGTATCAGTCAAAATTGGTCAACATTTACCACTGATTATGAGCCATTGCTTGTAGAGAAAAAACTCTATGCTGCATGGTCAAACAACACTAATCAACGTTATTTATACATTTGTTACGATAGCGACAGTAACGCAATTGTGGCCAACTCTAGCGCAACAATGGGGCGTTATTTAATAGACGGCAAGTTTGATGGGACTGTCTGTATCAGTGGTCAACCAAGTGTTGCTACCGATGCGGGTTCAACTGTTGTCGCTATGGCGCGAGACATTGCCGCGTTTTTAGCGGGTACGATTGCAAGCGTTGATTTTAGCGCAACTAATGGCCGCATTAGTTTTGCATTCAAACATCAATCAGGTTTGGCAATCAACGTTAATGACGAACAAATTGCAGCTAATTTGATAGGCAATGGTTACAACTTCTATGCTGCTTATACAGAGGGTAGCAATGATTTTAATTGGTTCTACAATGGCAACATTGCAGGGCGTTGGGTGTGGTTAGATTCGTATGTTAATCAAATCTATCTCAATAGCCAATTCCGTTTAGCAGGTGCAACTTTGCTTGATTCTGCCAATGCGGTGGACTATGGCACAGTTGGTCAAACTCAATTACGCGAATCGTTAAAGCCTGTTATTCAAGAGGGCTTAAATAGCGGTATCATTCGTACAGGTATTGCACTGTCTAGCGCACAAGCAACACAGGTTAATACTCAAGCGGGATTGCGTATTGATAACTTTTTGCAAACAGACGGTTATTATTTGCAGATTAAGCAGCCTAGCGCACAGGATAGAGGCTTACGCAAATCACCAATAATCAATTTTTGGTACACAGACGGTGGTGCAGTTCAACAAATCGTCTTAAATTCTTACAACGTGTTATAAGGCGGTGATTTATGACCATTACCAGTGCTAATAGTGTTTTTATGCTCTCGTTTGGCTCTTTGTTCCCTATCCCTCAGAAATTAGAGGGTTATGCAACAGACGACAGTTTTATGGCTGATGTGGTTGAGATTGCTCAAACCGCCATGGGTGTTGATGGTAAATTGTCGGCGGGTTATGTGCCTAATCCGACAGTTATGACTATCACTTTTCAACCCGACAGCCCATCTATTGTAAAGTTTGAATTTTTGATTGCGGCTATGCGTCAAGCGCGAGATATTTTTGAATTGTCAGCAACAATTGCGTTGCCTGCAATCGGACGTTCTTATGCTTGTGTTAAAGGTGTTTTGACCGAGTACAAGCCGTTACCCGATGCTAAGAAATTGTTGCAGCCTGTGACTTATAAAATCACATGGCAGACAATTGAAGTCGGCGCAATCTAATCGAATTAACTAGACTAGCGAAAGCGAAAAGTTAGCCCCACATGGCCTGTCTAGTTATTCCCGTGGGGGATATTATCGTGGGGATAATGATATGGCTAGACGTGAAGAATTTTATACAGTATCAGACAATAACCGAGATTTTAACAAAACATTCGTTATTACTGAAATGTCGGCGTTTGATGCTGAATCATTTGCTATTAAATTAGGATTGCTTTTGCTCTCAAACAATCCCGAATTACCAAGTGATTTAACTCAGAAAATACAAAACAACGACTTATCAATGCAAGATATTGCTCATTATGGGTTTAGATTGTTGCAAGGATTGAATTACGATGCAATCAAACCTGTGCTTGATGATTTAATGAAGTGCGTACAAATCATTGTTGATAAAAAATCGGGCATTAGACGAGCATTGGTTAATGAAGACATTGAAGAAGTCAAAACCATTATAACTTTGCGTAAAATGGTGATAGGGCTTCATGTAAATTTTTTAGATACCGCAGATACCCAAAATACGGCTACATAGAGCCATCAAACGTGCCTCAAATCGGTTATGCTAATATACCGCGCATCATCGGTTTGATAGTGTCTAAACGGTATGCAACATTGCACGATTTAAAAACAGTTATCGGTATGGCAGAGGCTTACGATTTAGTCGAGATTATCTCAGTCGATGCGTACAATAACTATTTAGCGAGTAAGAAATAATGGCAACAGTGATTGATGCGCTAGTCGTAACGCTTGGTTTAAATGCTCAAAACTTTACACAGGGCAATCGTGAGGCGAATCAATCACTAGACCGCACACGCCAAAACACAAAGGACGTGACAAAAGAAGAAGATAAACGCGAAAAGCAGCAAGAGCGAACACGCAAGGCTCGCAATCGTGACCACATCGAACAGCGCAAACAGCAAAAAGAAAGCATTGATAACTTCAAAGAGATGACCAAACAAGCCGTCTCTTTTTTTGGTTTTGCTACGACTTTTGGCGGCATGGCTTCATGGATAGGTGGTATTACTCAAGCTAACAGCCAACTTTACCGCGCGTCTAATAATTTAGGCACAGGCGTTGAGTCCCTAAAAGAGTGGGGGATGGCCATTGAGCAAACAGGCGGCGATGCTAAGTCGGCAGTTAGCACAATGCAAATGCTCAGTAAAATGATGACCGAGATTAAATACGGCATCTTACCTGCAAACATGGGGTTATTTAGTGCGTTAGGTGTTGACCTTTTTAAGGCATCTCAGGCGGGTGAGCCGCTTGTTGAAGTCCTGAAAATGATTAACAAGGGCGCACAAGGCATTAAAGAAAAAAACGGCATTAGAGACGCGATTAACTCAATACAGATGCTTGGTATTGATTACGACATGGCTAATCTATTGGTTAAAGACGAAAAGACTTTAAATGCCTTTTTAGCCAGTGCCGACAAAATAAATAAATTAAATCAAAAAAATGCCGAAAACTCAGCTAAATTAGCGCAACAATGGGTAATTTTAAAGCAGAAAGGCGAAGCATTAGGCCAAACTATTGAAGAAAAAGTCACGCCTAAGATTTTTGATTTTATCAAAGGATTAGAGAAATTAGTTGAAGAAAACCCCAAAGCGGTGGCGGCTGTAGGCGTTTTGGCAGGTACTTTTTTACTAAAGTTTTCGCCTGTTCGCGCGGTGCTTTTGAGTATCTCAGGACTGTTAGTTGCAGATGATTGGGTGAAGTGGCAAACAAAGGGCGAGTCACAAATAGGCAGGTTGATTGCAGCCGCCAAGCAGTTTTGGTACACGTTTAACGGTGCATTTGATGAAAAGTCAAAGTTAGATTTAGATGTAAGTTTTGCTCAAAAGTTAAAAAAAGGCTTAAAGGGTGTTGATTGGCTAATCAATGGTACAGACGACACACCCTCACGCGTGGGCAGAGGTAGAGGTTCAACATCTAACGAAATCAGACCAAAGATGAAGCCGTCTGACATGAAAAGGGATTTAATGTCTAAAGGGTTTAGCGAAAAGGACGCACAAGAGCAAACAGATTATTTTGTAAAAGAAGCAGGGCTTGATAAGTATGGTTATATTAAAGCCGCGTTTAATATGCAGGATAAAAGCGGTGCTTTAGGCATGGATTACAAAGAGCAGCAAAGGCGCGACCTTGTTGCCCAAAGAGCCGCAGCTAATCCAAGCGGATATAACAATACACAATCAAGCAGTACTACGACAAACAGTACAAACGTTGGCCAAGTCATTATCAATACCCAAGCAAGTGATGCGCGTGGGGTTTATAATGAATTTGTGAATCGTGTATTGGTCAATCAAGCAGAGTCGGGGGGGTTTTAATGCCTATTACACCTATTACTAAACCATTGTTTCCCGATGTGCCTAATGTATTGGGTGTTCCTGCTTTGAGTAGAGAGTTTACTACACGTCAAGTTACGCGATTAGTTGTTAGTCGTATTTTGTCGCGCATTCTGCTAAGTCGATTTACGCGGGCGGGCGTATGGGGGCTTTACGATAAAGCCGGTAAAGTTTCAAGAGCGGATTCTGTTTTTTCGTTGGATTTTAAGGGCGCGTCTAAAATATCCGAAGTGCCATTACAAAATGGCTCATTTGCAGCGTACAACAAAGTACAGTTGCCTAATTTTCAATTATTGCGATTAGTAAAAACAGGCAGTGATTTAAAGCGCAATCAGTTTTTAACCGAGATTGATAACGCCAAAAAAAGCACCGACTTGTATTATATTGTCACGCCTGAAAGAACGTATTTTAATATCAACATTGAAGATTATGCTTACAAGCGCACAGCGCAAGACGGCGTGTCTATGCTGATTGTTGACATTACATTCAAACAGATTCGACAGGTTAGCCCTGCATTTTCTACAGTCAAGTTAGAAGATGCTAAGACACCCACAGCACCAAGTCCAAAATCTAGCGGCGTAGTACAATTGCAACCTGTGCCACCTGCTAAACAACAAACAATATCTGATTCTATTCCAGGGGGCTTATAATGTTTGAAGTGCCACTACAAGCGACAGAAAGCCAAACGATTACGATTTTGCTTAATAACCAAAATTGCCAAATCAACATCTATCAAAAAAGCACAGGCTTATATTTAGATTTATTTAAAGACAATGATGTAATCATTCGCACTCGTTTATGCGTTGACCGCATACCTATTATTCGCAATCGTTCAAGTGGTTTTGTCGGGGAATTATATTTTGTTGATGGTTCGGGCAATCAAAATCCTGACTATTTAGGGCTTGGTACTAATTTTAGGTTGTATTATGTCTAGCTCATTTGTGAACCCTAAAAAGATTCGTTTTACATTTACGCTTGCTATTGGCTCTTTTGAGGACGGCAGCAATCAGGTAATTATCGAGGGTTTTAGGTCAGCCGTTGATATTCAAAAGGCGGGCGGGTCAATGATGGTAACTGCCACAGCGAAAATATGGGGCTTATCTCAAGATGTTATAAGTCGATTAACCACACTCGCCTACTTTGCTTTTACCTATGCCAAAAACACAATAAAAATTGAGGCTATAGACGGCGATACGGTGACAACGGTTTATACGGGTTCTATTCTAAATGCGTGGGCGGATTATTCATCTATGCCCGATGTATTTTTATACATTGAAACGCAAGTCGGACATTATGAGCAGTTGACCATTGATAAAACATTGGAGTATCAAGGCGTGTGGAAAGTGACCGATTTAATGGGGATTATTGCAAACAGATTAGGCGTAGCGTTTGAAAATAATAACGTGACCAAGACAATCAATAATCCAAAATATAACGGCTCTTTGATTGACCAACTAAGACAGCTTGGCCAAGACACACAAACCGACTTTTATCTTGATAATAATGTACTGGCCATTTGTCCTAGAAACATACCGCGAACCGTTGGTCAAAATGTAATACCGATAATATCGGACAAAACGGGCATGATTGGCTATCCTACATTTAATACAGTTGGTATTATTTTTAGGACGTTGTTTAATCCTGCTATTGTTTTTGGCGGTCAAATCACGGTTGAATCAGACA